CCGTGTTTTTTATAAGTACCTCTATGATTTGAGGGGAAATCAGCATCAAAATTAATCCAAGTACCATCCTCAAATTCAAAGCGCATTTGGTCTTGCATGCCCCCAGTTACATTAGCTATAATAGGTATTCCGGCTAACATAGCTTCAGTTAAAGATAACCCCCACCCTTCGTTTGATGTCAATAAAATTTGAACATCAGCCATATTATACATAAAATTCATTTCTACAATGTTTTTTCTACCAGTACTAAAAATAAAATTAGTATCGCTAGAACACAAAGTTTCTATAACTGCTGTTAAATCCGTACCATTATCGTCTATAGGATCGCAATGTAATAACATGGCGCATTTGGCTGCTTTTTCTTTAGGCAATTGCTGAACAAAATAATCAAACGCCAAAATGGCATCTGGAATTTGTTTACGGCGGATATTTCGAGAATTAAAATAAACTATAAAATCATATTCCTTCCCTCCAAATAAATTCTTTTTATATTCTTGAAATTCTTTATTTTGTTCTTTATTTGGGATTGGGAAAAATACTTCATGATTTAATCCATGGGGTACGTACTCTATAACTTTGTTTTTAGCTTTATCCCCCAAAACCAATTTATTAATATTTACTGTTTGTTTTGAAATACCTAATAATGCATCACACGATTCATAAAAGGCTTGATTGTACATAGGTGCAGGATAATCGTCCCAAATATTAAGATATAAAATTGGTATATGTTTTCTAATTTCGTTTTCAATTTGAAACAACCACATAAAATAACGAGGATCAGTAATTAACATTATCGCATCTGGTTTTTCGGTTTTGATTAAGTATCTTATAAAATCAGGGTTACCATAACCATCAAATGGATATAAAATTACATTTGAATCTGTTATGTTTGCATTTTGGTTTGTGTCTTGACTTAAATCAAAACGCTTACCTGCTTCGGGGTGTTTAATAGCTGCCCCTATACAAACCCAATTATAGTGGTGGGAGGTATGTATAACTATTTCTCTACCGACATTTCCTACTCCTGAGGGAAGTCGGATGTCATCAGTAATCAATAGAATTTTCTTTCTTTGATTCTGAGGAATATAACCTTCTTTCATAAATTATTTTGTTTCTAAAATGTTGTGGTTGTGGATGATTTTTCTAAAATTGTCGTCTGTAAGGTACAAATGAATTGCGCGATCGGCAAGTTTTTGAAATGAAAACTTATGTCTAACACACGAAACCTTAAACTCGTCAAATAATTCACTTTGTATTTTGACGCTGGTTAAAACCATATCTTTTTTGTTCATAACGTTTAATATTTAATTGTTGTATATAAATATATGGAGAGATATTAAGATAACCCCTTATCACAAAGTTCAGGTGAATTATTAAAGGGGCAGTAAGTACAATTTTTACTAGGTAATTTAATCATAGGGTCTGTTTTATGTTTACCTTCTTGATCTAATGTTTTTTCAACAAACTCATTTATTGCTTTAGTAGTTTTATTTAATTTTACTTTACCTGAAGCTGGGGTGAATGTTTGGATTCTGCTATTAGGATAATCAGGATGGTTGTGTTGTTTGCGTTTTACAATAAAATATTCTATTTCAATATCGTCTATTGGGAAATTAAATTGTTCAGCAAAAAACTTTTTATATAAAACTAATTGCATTAATTTAGTTTCATCTGTTTTTTCTTTTTCTTTCCACCCTCTAGTAGAGGTTTTAATATCGATTAACTTTATTTTATTTGAACGTTCACAATACATCACTACGTCTATGTACCCCTTGTATAGTATGTTTTTATAAACGGGATTAAACGCAATTAAAATAAGAACTTCAATACCTGCCAACCACCATCCACGTTGACTAAAATACATTTTTTTCTTCTTTTTAAACCACTCTAAAATGGCTTTCCCATCTTCAAAAAATTCTCTTAGTTCTATAGAATTAGAAAAATGTTCTTTTTTATTTTGTTCGTAGTCTTTTTTATAATTTTCTCTTAATCTATCTTCAAAATATTCTTCTAAATTAATTCTATCAGCAGCCGCTGTACTTTGATTATACATTACATCTAAATAATGCTGTATAGTTTCGTGCATAGAAGTTCCAAATGTCATATGAATGGACACTTCTGATTTATAGTGTCCATCCCTATACATTAATGCCCATTTATGGGGACATTGAATATAGGTTGAAAATTGACTAAACGAAATTTGCTTTTGATAAGCGTAATTTAATTTAGTAGGGACAAATTTTTTAACCTCTCTTACTATTTGTGGTGTTTTATTTGCCACTTAAGGTTTGTTTTAATTTTTCTAGGTATAATATACCATCGTGAAGCTCGTCTTGAGCATGGGTAATCCAGTCTACTACTGATAAATCGGTCCTATCTAAATCGGTTCCGTATTTATTTTTACCAAATTTAGCTCTAGTAACAAATTTATCTACAATTGTATCTACAATAGAGTCTGTTACTTCTATTTCTCGGGTTTTATTTTGACTCATATCCTAATTTTGTTAAAATTTCTTTTATACCATTATCCCCTAAAATATAACTATAATTTTCTGCTTCTCCAAACGAACATTCATAGTATTTACTAATTTGTTCTATTATATCTTTTGGAGGGCTTTTTTTGGTTGATTTAATATATTTTTGAAAAAATTGTTTTTTAGGGGTAAATTCACAATATATTCTATAATATTTTTCTTTTTCAGTATATGGTATAGTTTGTACATAATTTACCAAATCTATATACTCACGCGACATACTTAAAAAGCGGGTTACCATATAAGGATTAAATGATTCCCAATCTTTTTCACTAAATTTGGATACTGGAGATTTAGTATAGGTAATCTCTTTTAGCCAATCAAATATAGTAAATGATTTATTTTGTTGCGTCTTCTTTGTCATATAACTCTTGAAATTCTTCTCTAAGTTCCTTAGGTAATAATTCAATTAATACTTTACCGGTTTTTACGTCAAAAAATACAGGCACCGGGATAACCCCATCTTCGGCAGTACCCGCGATAAATTTAGATACTTTACGTAAAATTACACCTTCTTGAAACACCATATTGCCTTCTGGTGATTTAATAGGAGCTGTTGCTTTGATGTCAATATTTAATTGTTGTTGTGGTTGTTGTTGTTTCATGATTTTAATTTATAATTTCAAACGGGATTGATTCTACTTCTCGACAAAAATACAACATACCATCTTTTCTAAAGGTATGAGTACATAGCCAAAGATCTTTTAATTCATTAACCATTTCATTAGGTAAGGTTTTTGGTTCCTTTATTGTCCTATATAATTGATAATAGTTACTATTTGCTTCTATCAGCTGCCCTAGATTCATTAAATTTTCGTTTAACTTGTTCTGAGATTGGTATAGGTCCTCCTTCATCGTCTATTCTAACAAAGGTCATAGATGTGGTTAGTATAATAGCTTCTTCTTCTTTAAATACATTGTATGATCTAACTTCAACGTCAAAGGTAGCGGATGTATTTCCTATATCATTTAATCTGCTGTATATTTTAAGTAATGATCCTTCTTTAGCTGATTTTTTAAAAATACACTTATCAATAGCTATTGTGACCATATTTTTAGAGTGGCACACCTCCATAGCATAGGCGGCCACAGCCGCATCTACCCAAGATAATAATTTACCCCCAAATAGGTTTCCGTGAAAACCTAAGTCCATCTTTTTAATAGGGTGGGTAGCTAAAAGTCTCATTTTATATCTATAAGTTTTGAAATTAAACTCATAGCATTTATTTCTTTATCTATACGAAAATTAGCTTGATAAGAATGTTCATTGATATAAACTGCTACACTACCCTCTCTGTTGGGGGCATAAGCCGAAGCATTATCGTATAAGTATCTAAATAATTCTTCGAAATCATTTACACCTGAATCTGCTATAATTTGTCTGATTGCTTTCCAGTCGGGTTTAGATTGTTTTAATTCTTCAACTATTAAAGCAGTATAATTAGATGACACTAATATTGATTCGTCTAATCTAATTTCACTTTCATAAGTAGATAATTGAATCGTATTAAGCATTTTACGTAAATCAGGATAATGTTTATTTACAATACACTTAATATCATTTATTGTGTGTAAAATATTTTCAGTATCAAGTATTTTAGATAGATGCTTTGCTACTTCTTTTTTAGAAGGTGGTTCAATTTTTAATACTTGACAACGTGACTGAATAGGATCTATAATACGTTCAATATAATTACAAGTAAGTATAAAACGTGTAGTGCGGGAATAGGTTTCAATTACATTGCGTAATGCCGCTTGCCCTTGAATTGTAATAAAATCTGCTTCGTCTAATATAACTACTTTTAAAGGTTTAAAAGAAGCTGTACTAGCAAAACCAGATACCTTATCCCTAATAGTATCAATACCACGTTCATCACTACTATTAATATAGAGATAGTCACAATCCAAGTTATTAACAATAAGCTTAGCAAGAGTAGTTTTACCACAGCCAGCCCCACCATAGAAAAGAAAGTTTTGAATATCATTTTGTTTTAAATATTTTTCAATAGTAGATTTAATATGTTCGTTACCTACATAATCTTCTAACGTTTTAGAACGATATTTTTCAACTAGTAAAGTATGTTCCCTATTCAAAATCTCCATATAAATCAAATTTTTTAGGTTCGGGTTTGGGTATTTCTTGGTTTGTTATAATATAACAAACTCCTTTCATAGGTTCAAGTCTAAATGCATTAGGTTTTACAGTTGCTATAACATAATACGCATTTAATACCTCGGTTAAGGAGGAGTATACTTGGTTATTAGCTAGTAATGTCCAAGTATCTCCTTTACCCTTAACGCGGTGAGCTATTTCAACTAATTTTTCAATTTGTTGAATATCCATTAATACATCCCCCCCATTAAATTATCCGTATCGTCTTTCTTCTTATCGTCTGGATTATCTACAACTACACATTCTGTAAGTAAAATTGTACCGGCAACCGAAGCAGCATTTTCAAGCGCTATACGGGTTACTTTAGCGGGATCAATAATACCTGCTTCTTTCATATTGATAATAGTTTCAGTTTTAAGGTTAAATCCTTCCCAAATCTTATCAGGACTTAATTGATTGATAATACTATAACATTCGGATTCTGAGTAACCAGCATTAGCTAAAATAGTAGTAAATGGTTTAGAACAAACATTATAAACTATATTTTTACCAATATGGATGTCATTACTTAGTTCGTCTTGGGTTTGAGTAATAGCTTCTTTAGCATAAAGTAAAGCAGTTCCACCACCAGCTACAATTCCTTCTTCAATAGCAGCTTTAGTAGCGTATAGAGCATCTTCTACTCTATCTTTACGTTCCTTAATTTCAGTTTCAGTGTTTCCACCAACGTGAACTATAGCTACCCCTCCTGTGAGTTTCGCAAGCCTTTCTTGGAGTTTTTCTTGTTCGAAAGGGGTTTTTGATTTTTCGATTTGTTGTTGAAGTTCTTCAATACGTGCTTGTATTGATTCAGGTTTTCCTCTTCCGTCGATAATTGTTGTTTCATCTTTTGTTATTGTTACACTACGAGAACTACCGAACCAGTCCCAACTAAATTTGTCTAGTTTCATTCCCTTGTCAGTACTAAATACTTGACCTCCAGTTAAAACAGCGATATCCTCTAAAATTAATTTTCTGCGATCACCAAAATCAGGGGCTTTAACCGCAGCTACTCTAATAGTACCCCTTAGTTTATTTACAATAAGTGTTGCTAGTGCTTCACCATCAATATCTTCAGCAATAATTAATAGTGGTTTGTTTTGGGTAGATACACCTTCTAAAATAGGCAATAATTCTTTTATTTGGGTAAAACGTTTATCTGCTATTAAAATAAATGGATCTTCTAAATATGTGGTCATTGTAGAATTATTAGTTACAAAATAATGGGATTTATAGCCCCTATCAAATTGCATACCTTCTACTACTTCAAGATAAGTTTCACCTGAATTGGATTCATTAATTGTAACTATACCTTCTCGACCTACTTTATTTAAAGCTTCTGCTATTAGTTTACCCACTTCAACATCATTATTAGCTGAAATGGTAGCAATCTGTTCAAGTTGTTCTTCGGAGGAAATATCTTCTTTAATATTATGTTTGATATTTTCAATTACTTGTTTAACAGCAGCATCTATACCACGTTTAATTTCAACCGCATTTGCTCCATTATTTAGGTGTTTTAAACCGGCTTTTACCATTTCACTAGCCAATAAAGTTGAAGTGGTAGTTCCATCACCCGCAATGTCTGCGGTTTTAATAGCTGCTTGTTTTACCATTTTAACTCCTACTTCTTCAATATTATTTTGTAGTGTAATATTTTTAGCTACAGTAACACCATCTTTAGTACTTTGTACTTGTCCTTGTTCATTTACAATTACAACATTTCGCCCATTAGGTCCTAATGTTGATACAACTGCTTTAGATAACTTATCGATTCCTTCGACAAGTTGTTTTCTTGCTTCGGTTCCAAATTCTATAACTTTACTCATAATTAATTGTTTATTTTAGCTAAAATTTCATTTTCTCTTCCAATCCAATATTCATCTCCTTTGTATTCAAATTTAGTAAAACCCATAGTAGGTAACACAACTACATCACCTTCTTTTAGAACAGTTTTAATAAATTCCCCTGTTATAGATTGTGCTCCTGGTCCTACAGAAACGATTTTACCTGTTTTGTTTTTTTCATTTCCTAAATCGGGGACAACAATGTTTCCATATGTTGTTTCTTCCAATTCAAGAGGCTGTACTATTACAGCATTAAATAGTGCTTCTAAGTTCATATGCTTGGTTTAATTGGTTAATTGTTTTTTTGTATTCATTAATAAAATCTTGTATTGAATCATAACTTTGGGATTTAGTAATATCTTCAGCTACTTTACTTAAAGCCGTATAAAAATTAATATAATGGCCTATTTTTTGTGAATATTCTCTGCTATTATCAGATATAACATTTTTGTGCACTGTATAACATCCCTCTTCTAATTGAATAAAGTAGGGCTCCAAAATAGGATCTTTAAGATACTTTGTATACTGTTGATTTTTTTTTCTTCCTTTTGACATAACTTTTTATTTTAAAATTGCAACTAGTTGATCATATTATAAATATACGAAATAAATATAAGATATCCAAATTTATTCGGCTTTTCTTGCAAAGAAATACCTACTGTTCCAATTGCTACCTTCAAATTCTAATTTAAGTAAACCATTAGTATTTATTTTCATAGTAGCTTTATCTGCATCCTTGTTATTAGCCATAACTACTTTAATTATTTCTGAGTCAAATGGTAAATTAAATTGGGCACTAGTATTTTTACTATTAGGGATCATATATTCGATTTTATTTGTGTAACTTTCGTTATTACCAAATATCATTACTACTACATTGTCCCCATCAAAATTTTGGGTTGTAGTAAAAATCACGTGATCACTTTGTAGTGCTCCTTTAGCTTTAATTATATTAGATAAATCTTCAATTTCTAAAGAACATTCAACATTATACCCACTTGATTCATTTACTCCTTTAGGAACTTGAATTAATAAAATATCTGCTAAGGGGTAATTTAAAGTATAATTTCTATCTTCTATAATTAACCTTTGATTTACTAAACTAAGATTTAATTCACCTGTAGTAATTGCTACTAATTTATCAAGTTGAGTAGTATCATAAATAGCGATTTCATTATCGGGTAGATCAAAATCTTTATATTCAATTTCTCCAATCATGCTTTTAGCAGGATTATTGAATTTAACATATAAAGACTTATCTTTAATAGTCCATTTTACGGATTCAACTAATCCGTTTAAATTATATTTAGATATAACTTTTTGTAGGTTGTGTTTGCTTATCATAATTAAAATTCAAAAAATAGATTTCTATAGGGATTTAAATTTAATTGCCAACCCAAATCATTGTAAAATCCCTCTAATTTACTTTCTAATATAGATTCAAATGATTTATGTTTGTCGGCGTATTGATTCAATAATGTAAGTATCTTTTCGGGAATATCAAAGTCTAAAAATGCAAGTGCATCAATTCGATAAGGATTATCTTTTAAATAAATCCATTTAATTTTATCACCTTGAACAATTTTTGAATGTTGTTTATCTAGTTTCCAAAATGTTAATAAATCATTATACCTAATAGCGGCTTTAACTGGGGCTGGAGCTTTAAGGGCAATAGCAGTAAACATTGAAGCTAAAACAGGTTTACCTTTATCTTTTATTATATAATCATTTAGAGTTTTTACAGATGTAGGGTTACCTAATATAGTAATATCAACCTCTTTAGACATTACATATTCCCTAAATTTAAGTACTAAATCATCAATTTCATTTTGGCTTGCTCCTTTAAGTGTTTTTTCTAAAATTGAATTAAAAAATTTTCCAAAAATAGGGGGAAAATTAGCTTTCATAAATTCTAACCCCTTAATGTCTAACTCATTTTTAACTACACCCTCCTTTTTAGTAATCCATTGGGCATATCTTCTAGTAGCCCTAAAATAGGCTGAACGAATAATACATTCGGTTTTCATTTCAAACCTATGTTGGGGAACATT